AAGTCTTTCTTCCGTTCGCTTAGAAACGGTAAAATAGATAAAAACAATTACAACCATTTAGAAACCGCCCACGAAGTCATAGAAATATTAAACAACTTCACCATCCTTAAAGACGACACCCCATTGAAGGCTCTCAATGACAAACAATCGTCTTATATACAATCCATAAAAAATAATCTAATCACGTTCGGCGTTGGTCCGGCAGGGACAGGAAAGACGTATATCTGCGCCGCAATGGCTGCCGAAGCACTTCATTGTGGGCAAACTGAGAGGGTAGTCATTACTCGACCAGTCCAAGAGGCAGGGGAAAACTTAGGATTCCTTCCAGGCGAGTTGGAAGACAAATTTGCCCCGTATTTTCAACCATTCAAGGACGTCCTTGAGGAAAGACTTAGCAAAGGTCACGTTTCAGGACTAATCAAATCAGGACGGATTGAAGCAGCCCCATTAGCATATATGCGAGGCAGATCATTCAAAAATTGTTGGGTCATCCTTGATGAAGCGCAAAACTGTACTCCAACTCAAATGAAATTATTTCTAACACGAATCGGAGAAAACTGTACGGTTGTCGTGAACGGCGATGAGACTCAAATGGATATTCGGGGTACTTGTGGTTTGATTGACGCCATGAATAGACTCAATGACATTTCCGGCATCAATAGCGTAATATTTGAACGTCAGGATATCGTTCGATCTGGAATAGTCCAACAGATAGTTGAGAAATACGAGGAGTATTAATCTTATATTATAGCGAATAGGGCTTTACTTCTGGTTGATTTTATAGTATAATACAACTATATGAATAAAACTATATCGGAATATAATGAATAACACCCTATTCGACTATTATAAATCACATGCGCCTGACGGCATCCCTCTCCTAAACCCTGATGAATTCAAATACATCACCGATAAATACGGTAAAGATGAATGCAGGAAAACGCTTGCTGAATTTTTAAAGGCGCAATGGTTACCGAATAACACGAAATATAGCCTTGATAACAACCTCTATCTATTGATAAACAAAGGAAATAAGGAGAAGTAAATGTTCTATAGATTGATGTTCAAATTATTACAATTAGTTGGTAAGTTGTTTGGGTATACAGTACAATTCGAATGGGTAACTCCAGATGATGACGAAGAAGGGAAGAATAACTCTATCTATTGATATAGAATTAGGGTATAATAGAGCAGTACATTAATCAATAAAGAGGTGATGAGAATGAGTACATTAAAAGAAGAATTGGAAATAATTGAAGATGGAGAAATGAAAATGTCCAAGATGATATTAACTCTAATAGCGGACGCAATGGAACAAAAGGAAATCAATAATGAACTTGAGCAACGTATTAACTTATTGGAAAAAGTAAATGACTTCCAAGAACAAGAGACAGCGGTTCTAGAGACCCGTTTGTGCGCGCTTGAATCAACACCAAGTAGTATATAAGGAGAAATATGAACGCAACAACACGATTAGTATCTTACTCACAACCCTCATCACAATTTAGCGATGAGCATGGTGGATTGGACGACCTCAAAGATTTAGTAGCATTTTGTGCTCGGGTATCAAATCCCTCAAATCAGCAAAATAAGAGCAACAATGACAAACTCATCAAATATCTTATTAAGCACAAACACTTCAGTCCGCTTGAGATGGTTAGTGCTACTATTGAAATTGAGACCACACGTGATATCGCACGTCAGATACTTAGACATCGCTCTTTCTCATTTCAAGAGTTTAGTCAGAGATATGCCGATCCGACTAAGGATTTGTCATTTGTAACGCGTGAAGCAAGATTACAAGACACTAAGAACCGTCAAAACTCTATTGAGACGGACGATGAGGAATTACAGAACACTTGGGAGTTATATCAAGAAAACGTTATCATGGCTGCTGAAGAAGCATATAATTGGGCAATTGGACAAGGTATTGCTAAGGAGCAAGCACGAGCAGTACTGCCGGAGGGCAATACAATATCAAAACTGTATATGGCAGGAACACTTCGCTCATGGATACATTATATTGAGTTAAGATCCGGCAATGGAACCCAAAAGGAGCATATTGAAATAGCACAACAATGCGCACGATTAATCGCTTCAATATTCCCATTATACTTCACAGACAGCGACACTGATGAACTTTAAACATATTGAGATGCCGATCGGCGACTTGCTCGGCTATGATGATTTAATATGCGTCACTCCTGAAGTAGGAAGTCGAACCTATGAAACTCCTAATGGTGCTAATAAGTATCCATCCATAACATCAGTGTTATCCCTTCAATCCAGAGATGCTATTAACAAATGGAAGGAAAAAGTAGGTCATGAGGCAGCAAACAAAATAAGTAAAAAGGCTTCACTCCGAGGAACTGCCGTCCATCAAATAGCCGAGGATTATATAGCAGGCTCTACAGAGCCAAGCATAAGGAACCCGTTCTACCAATCCGATTTCATACCAATTAAAAATGCTATTGATGATGGACTCTCATTGGTTTATGCTCAGGAAGTCGCGCTTTACAGTGACCATTTAAAGGTAGCAGGCAGGGCAGACTGTGTCGGCGTCTATGACGGGGTTCTTTCCATCATAGATTTCAAAACCTCTAAAATGAACAAACGCAAGGAATGGTTAACCAATTACTTTCTCCAAGAAACCTTTTATGCTATTGCCTTTGAAGAGCGCACCAAGATTCCAATAACCCAATTAGTAACAATAATAGCAGTAGACGGAGAACCAAATGCTCAAGTTTTTATAGAACATAGGGATAACTGGGATAAGAAATTAATACAATGTATAAAGGAATACACATATACGGAATACTATGAAGCATGGCAGTAGCCACAACAGTGCGTTAAATGAAGCATTGAATGAAGCATCTATGTAGGTAAAAGGTTATAGAATAATAATGTAGCAATAGACCATCAGTGGCGTGCGGGAATCGCTATCTCGTGTCATTGATTGGTCTAGTCTATACTTCATCTCAGTAAAGTGGTTTTTCTTCGTGAATACTTCATCATCTCAAAAGTGGTTTTTCTTCGGAATATCGCAGTAATGTAAGTAAAATAGGTATTTTTTAACTAAAATAAAAGTAAACAGCAGTAGATACCACACACCTTATTATACCCTACTTCATCTCAAAAGTAAAGAATTATTCTCAGGCTTTCCTCCCTCCGTCTCCTCCATTTTCCCTCCCTCAGCACCGCTAGACGTCTCTAAGCAACGATTGGACTAGATCCAGGTAACGCCCCACCTAAAGACCCTCCATCCAATACGCGCAAGCACTCAACGCTCGAGAAACCTCTTGACTTTCCTTCCCAACTAGGGTATAGGAATATAAACCTCTTGACTTTCCTTCTCAACTAGCGTATAGGAATTATTCTCAAATTATTCTCAAGAAACCTCTTGACTTTCCTTCCCAATTGGAGTATAATATACCTTAATGAATCAATAAACCAATAAAGGGATATGATATGTACACTACACTAAACGACGCTTCAACACTACACGCTGAATTAGCCCCAGGTTCTACTGAAGTTTGGTACAGTAAAGGAGACTCATTCCGTGAAATGAGTGGCGGTCCAAAATACTTAGCAAAGGTCAATAAACTACCTACCGCAGACGCACTAAGCGAAACACACTCAAAGATTGGTTCTATTAATACGGTAGACTTAGATGAAGTCTTTTTCTTAATGCAAGGCGAAATATGGTCACCAAACGGTGAAGCACGTAATGTCATTGGTGATTCGGAAGCGAGACATACATCAATGAGTGTTGGTGATATCATTAAGCTGAATGGTGTTATACACATGGTTGCTAATGACGGCTTTGTTGTTTTATAGAAACCTCTTGACGGCGCGCCGAAAGCACGGCGCTATAGCGATAAGGTTGTTAGTTAATTGAGAGGGCGATAAATTATGTTAATTCTAATGTGTTTAATGATTTCGCTTCTGCTTTTGATTGGTTTGTGTATGGGTATTCGTAGTCTAGTGAGTACTCCTGATTGGAAGACTGACTATGATGCTCTAATAAAATCTAATAATTATTCATGATCGCACCTTTGGATTAAGAAACCTCTTGACTTTCCTTCTCAACTAGGGTATAATAGATACTATAAATGATAAAGGAGTGGTAACAATATGAATAACCAAGAAATGATTGATGTAGTAGTTAATAAAATGTCTGAAAATTACGCAGACTTCTGTAAACGATCTAACGATCGTGAGCAATATACACACAATATAGGTAAAGTGTGGCAAGATTGGTACGACAAGTATCAGGAATCTTGTGTAGCGTCCATAGGTCGTAGTTATATCAAGATCGCAAATGAGAACTCTGTAGTTGGTTTCATTGTAATCAATGAGAATGACAAGAAATTTGAAGTAGGTGATCTATTAAAAGCAGCCACCTGGGCATCTCCAGCACGTAACTTTAAAAGGGGTAATGTTATGACTGCGTTACCAGAAACGATACAATGGACAGGTGTATAGATACTCATCATCTATCGGTTTCCCCTTGGTATAGACGGTGCTTAATGTTGAATCTATCGGTTTCCCCTTGGTATAGACGGTGCTTATTGGGGCAATGTTGGTCATCATTGCTGTTTGATTAACACTTTGTGCCCATATAGATGTGTAATCTATCGGTTTCCCCTTGGTATAGACGTCGTGTACAGGTAATATTTAACTAATGTTTGGTGAATCTATCGGTTTCCCCTTGGTATAGACGGCGGGTTCTAGTGATAACCTATCTAGTGTACAGGTAATATTTAACTAATTGAGAAGACGGTGCGTTATGGTTTGTTATGGTGGTGAGATGATTGTTGTTGCTATTGCTATTGATATTGATCAATGGGTGTTCTTTTGGAAGAACCGTCTGAGTATGATTAGGTTTATTCGATCCAAGAACTTTCGTAACTAATTCGATCCAAGAACTTTCGTAACATTTATTCTTCATTTATTCTTAAGAATATCTACCTATTGAACCGAAACTAGGGTATAATAGCTACATAACAATAAAAAAAAGGAGTAATAAAATGATGAAAGAAATATATGTAAGACGTCAAATAGCAACTAGCGGAGCCGCCATAGGTAGACGTGAGAGCAACCGTCCAACCCTGACCAATATGGTTAAGAGGGCAGCAAGCATCGCCCTGAGTGCTAACGTGAGCGAGTTCTTGAGCGGTGGTGGCGTGATCCGTCGTATCACCCGAGCCGAAACGTATGAGAATGCCAGTCCTCAGCTGAGAGCTCTATTAGGGAAACCTAACGATCGCTACGGGGCGATATCTGGATGATCGGGTAGCGTGTTGGGTATGCCTGGAATTTATCTCTAGGCAACTTGACATGGAGTATAAAAGGATCTGTGGTAGTTTTTGCTAGGATTTTATACCCGATTTCTTAAAATCACTTTTCTAAAATGCCAAGCAAAAAAAATTGCGCAGTAAAAAATTTCAGCAGCACATGAAACACATGAAACACATGAAACACATAAAAAGGAGTACTAACTAGACTATGAACACACAAACATTACCTCAAAGCACCACGCAGGCTCTTGACTCCAGTCGACCGGGAACCACCACCACTTCCACTGGAGGAGTCCTTCTTCAGAGTGTAGACAGTTGGATTGACATTGAGGGGATACACCCCTTGCGTCCAAACGGAATCCCCGACTTAAACAAGAACATGACCGTAGACTTTTCGGAAATAGAGTTCGTTGAGTTTGCCGCCCTTATGACCAGTGAGGACGTAATATTATACAAATTGGCTCTGAGCCAATTTGCCCCCACGGCGAAGCAGACGCGAGTTTGGGTTGATGAAGTTTGGAGGGAAACGCTATGAAGGCAATGACGGTTCTAATGCCTGCTGTGTACCAACGTAAATATATAACAGGTTACTTTGTTGATGCTGCCACAGGTGATGTTTATTCCAATAAGAAGAGCTCATCACGAGTTCCGCGAATTATGCCCATCACCGGAAAGAAACAGCCATACTTGCGAGTTGGAATGACGACCGCCGCAGGGGAAGTTATACAGGCATTGCGTCATAAACTTATTATGGAGTCCGTGAATCTTCATTTGACGACACCGGATAGTGTGCCACAATGGATTTGGGATGACTCCTTTCCAGAAGCACGGGAAGTCATGGCGCAGGGGTTTCTTGTTAATCATATTGACCATGACAAGCACAACAACCACCCTTCCAATTTGGAATGGGTCACTGCTAAGGACAACTCGGTCAAGGCAGTAGCGTTTCACAAGAACCGCAAGGGGACGTCAATGGAAGACGCGTCCTCTACATGTGAGCAGACCAAGAAAGTTGCTAGAGCAAAAGCGTCCAAGAAGTATTACGAGAAAAAGAAGGCAGAAAGGAAGGCTCGGCAGAGCGCTTTAAAGAGCTCTTCCTTGGACCATTCGTCCGGCACAGAGTCAGTGCTTGTACTAAATAAAAAGTCAAAGAAGGTCGATGATGCGGAGAAATGTATTTTTCCTCATTCTCATCCTAAAAAAGCTCTGTGGGGTTGATCACTGTGGGGCGAAAAAATCGAAACTGGTACACTGAGAAATTTTTTCAACGCATAGATGGTTTAGGATTGTTGATAAATAGAAAGCCATCAGGCAAAACATATTAAATGAACAGAGGAATGTATTAATGAAAGAATACTTGGGCATAAACATAAACGTCAGGAAGGACGCTAAACTATCAGAACAGGCGAAGAAATTACTAAAGGATTACTATTGTAAACCTGATGAGAAGTCGCCCCAAAATGCCTTTGCTAGAGCAGCAGTGGCATATTGCTATGGTGATATGGAATTGGCGCAACGGATATATGATGCCGCATCCAACGGTTGGTTTATGTTTAGTAGTCCTATTTTATCTAACGCTCCAAAACCGGATGAGAAAGTGAAGTCAATGCCGATATCCTGCTTCTTAACGTATGTTCCTGACACTCTTGAGGGGTTGATTGACCATACGTCAGAGTTGCGATGGTTATCCGTCAAGGGTGGCGGAGTAGGTGGACACTGGAGCGACGTTCGTGCCGTGAGCGACATTGCTCCTGGACCGATGCCATTCCTTCACACCGTTGATTCGGACATGACTGCTTATCGTCAAGGTAGAACCCGCAAAGGTTCATATGCCGCATACATGGATATCAGTCACCCAGACATTATTGAGTTTATCAATATGCGAATCCCGACTGGCGATGTTAACCGCAAAAACTTAAACTTACATCACGCAGTAAATCTACCTGACTCATTCATGAAAGCGATAGAAGAAAACGGTATCTGGGAGTTAAAGGATCCGGATTCTGGAGAAATTTGTGATGAGATGCCAGCACGTAAGTTGTGGGAAACAATTCTAGAAACTCGATACCGCACTGGCGAACCTTATTTGAACTTCATTGATACAGCAAATGCCGCCTTGCCTCAAACACAAAAAGATATGGGTTTGAAAATCCATGGTAGTAATCTGTGTAATGAAATCCATTTGGTGACCAACGAGGAACGTAGCGCAGTTTGTTGTTTGTCTTCAGTTAACCTTGAGAAGTACGATGACTGGAAAGACACAACATTGGTTGCCGACTTAACTCGTTTCCTTGATAATGTTCTACAATTCTTTATTGATCATTCAGGCGATGAGATTCACCGTGCGAAATTCTCCGCCGAACGTGAACGGTCATTGGGTATTGGTGCTATGGGATTCCATTCTTACTTACAAAAGAAAAATATCCCGTTTGAGTCTCAAGAAGCATTAACGATAAACGTAGATATATTCAAATCAATTCAAGAACAGGCAATTGAAGAATCAATCAAACTAGGTACGGAAAAAGGCGAAGCGCCGGATATGGTAGGAACAGGGCGACGAAATGCTCACTTGCTTGCTATCGCGCCCAATGCTAACTCAAGTCTTATTGCTTCCACGTCGCCTTCTATAGAACCATGGAAGGCAAATGCTTTCACTTCCCGCACAAGAGTGGGTTCTCACCTAACTCATAATAAGATTTTGGAGAAATTGCTAGATGGTCTTGGTAGAGATACTACTGAGACTTGGTCGAGTATTATTACAAATGGCGGAAGTGTTCAGCACTTTGATTGGTTAGACCAACACACTAAAAATGTATTTAAGACTGGCATTGAAATTGATCAAGATTGGGTAGTGCGTCACGGCGGTGCTCGACAACAACACTTGTGTCAAGGCCAATCATTGAATACGTTTTTCCCTGCTGGCGCCACTAAGTCTTATTTACATTCGGTACATATGGACGCATGGACATATGGGTGTAAAGGTTTGTATTATTTAAGAACAGAATCAAGTAATCGCGCAGAGAATGTAGCAGAGAAAATTGAACGGGATAGACTAAAAGATCACTTTGAGATTGAGTCCGATCAACAAGATGAATGTACATCCTGCCAAGGATAATGAGAATGAGAAATAGAAAAGAAAGAGGAATTTTACTATGCCAAAGAAGGCTATTGGAGATCAAATTATGAATGTTGTGATATACAGTAAACCAAATTGCCCGTTTTGTACTAAGGCAAAAGACTGGTTTAACAAACAAGGATATACATATACGGAAAATGTACTTTACGATGAGGAATCAATGCTTGCGTTGTTTCAAAAAGTTCCTGGAGCACGATCGGTGCCACAGATCTTTATTGACGACAAGTTGATTGGAACTTATAACGACTTGATGAAGGTTGCGAGCACGTTGATTAAAAAGTCCTCCGGCGGACTAATGGAATTCAGTGAAACGTATAAACCTTTTTATTATCCTTGGGCGGTGGAAATTACTACGCGTCACGAAAAGGCACATTGGATCGAAGATGAAATCGATTTGTCTGAAGACGTATCAGATTGGAAAGGGAATAAAATAACTGCTGTTGAAAAAGAATACATCACTAATATTCTTAGACTATTTACGCAATCGGACGTTGCCGTTGGTCAGAACTATTATGATATCTTCATTCCAAAGTTCAAGAACAACGAAGTCCGGAATATGCTTGGTTCATTTGCCGCACGGGAAGGAATCCACCAACGCGCTTATGCCCTACTTAATGAAACATTAGGTTTACATGATTCGGAATACCATGCGTTCTTAGAGTACAAAGAAATGACCGACAAGGTTGATTTCATGATGGAAAATGATTCAAATACATTACATAGCACTGGTCTTGCTTTGGCGAAGATGGTATTTAATGAGGGCGTGTCTTTATTTGCTTCCTTTGTAATGCTTCTTAACTTCCAACGTTTCGGTAAGATGAAAGGTATGGGAAAAGTTGTAGAGTGGTCCATTCGCGATGAGTCGATGCATGTGGAAGGTAATGCTAAATTGTTTAAGGCATTCTGTGCTGAACATACTCGAATTGTTGATGATGATTTCAAATTCCAAATTTACGCAATGGCAAAGAAGGCAGTGAAACTTGAAGAAAAGTTTATTGACTTGGCGTATGCTGTTGGCGACATTGAAGGACTTGCTGCTGAAGAAGTAAAGCAATATATCAGATACATCACAGACCGTCGTTTACTCCAGTTAGGATTGAAACCCAACTTCAAAGTGAAAGAGAATCCGCTTCCATGGTTGGAGTGGGTGTTGAACGGCGCTGACCATACTAACTTCTTTGAAGGACGTGTGACGGAATATGAAGTTGCTGGATTGATGGGGACTTGGCACGACGCTTATAGCGAAAGGTAGAATAAGAGCTTTACTTTCGTAATGAAGTAGGGTATAATAGAGTACAATAAAGTAATAAAGCAATTAATTAAATAACAAAACGGAAAATAAATCATGGCTATTAATAAATTATATCCACTAGGCGACAAAGTATTAATCAAACCGGATCTTGCCGCAAGCACAACTGCTTCCGGAATTATTCTAACTCAAGAACGAAAGTCATCAACAGGAACGGTAGCAGGCGTAGGTCCAGGCGTAGTTGGGATTAACGGCGAGTTAGTGCCGCTTCAGGTTAAGCCCTTGGATCGCGTTATGTTCGCAGCAGTTGATGCTACTACGTCTATGCGGACGGTATCGTTGAATGGCGAAGACTATCTCCTAATCCCCGAATCACAAATCTTCGGTGTTGTTGAGGAGGTATAAATGGAAGAACTAAATTTCAACGGAAACAAATGGCTAAAGTATAAGGGCGACGAAGGGCAGGACGTGTTTGTCGCTAAGTTTGTAATCGCTTCAGACAAATTGTTAGGCGAGTTCGTGGATGAATCTTTTTACGACATCCTCATTGATGGGGATGCTGATGTATATCTACCTGCCGCGCATGATATGACTAAAACCATATCTTCCGATAACAACGGTTTGGATTGCCTGTCAGAAGACGATATTGCGTTTAAGTTTAGGAAAAACGTATTCACTGAAAAGGAACAATTAGG